CTACCCCAGCAGACCATCGGCGCAGGTTTCTGCGACTTTGTTCAGCAGTCTGATCTAATTCTTTAATTTTCCCCTTGCTTGAATCCATACGCTGTTTAAATTCTCTGTTTTTTGCTTTGATTGAATATACTAAAGCACCCAGATTAATTTTAGCCACCGCCTTTCTTCTGCTTTTGGTTTTTAGCAATTAGGCCCTGAAGTTTTTTTAGTTTTTCAATACCGTCTTCTGAATCAGGATCGGTATCATTCTCTATTCTGCTTCCAGTTTCAAGGCTATTATAACGATCTATAAGATCATTCCAATACGACTCTATAGAATCACTCTTAAAGACCCCCCCTGCATAAAACTGGTTAATGTATCCTTCTAATCTTTTTATCTCAGCTTTTTGCTTTTTTTCGTTAATCCTCTCCAGCAACATTTCTAATTCATCAGGATACACATCACAAAGGACTTCACCTTTTGACATGCCGGTATTCTCTGCTATAAACCATATCAGCCGGTCAAATTTTCGTTCTGCTTCTGTACGGGAGATAGTTGATTCCTCATCTGCTGTTGTGCTATCACTTTCAGAAACGGAAACTTCTCTGTCAACTTTTTTAAACCACTTACTTCACTTATAGCCTGGAATATTTCATATGCTTCATCTAAGGCCACATGTTCATCTATAAAATCAGGCTCCAGACCAGTACCTAAATTCAAGAGTTTTATGATTTCTTCTGAGGCGTTTCTCAGTATGCTGGGGATGATTTCTATTAGATCTATTGGCTCCATATTTTCTATAAATTCCTCTGGTTCTTCCCCTTGTTCTTCAAGATAATCCGGCAGGGCGTTTATGATATTATCAAGTGTGTCAGAAAGTTGCTTCCACTTCCCCAGGCCAGGCTTTTTAATAGTAATAGTCTTTTTCTTCTCTTCTTCGTTTTCAACAATAGTCAGCTTAACATACTTAATACGAGGAATTGCATTTGACATTAGACCACCCCTTCTATATAAAAAGAATAAGGCCCCCATATAAGGAGGCCGTTAAGTTTAAGTCTCTTCGCCGGTTATACTCTCATCACCAACAGTAAAGTAATTACCTTCTGAGTCCTCCAGAGCAACAAATTCAACATTGGCAATTCGGGTTCCATCTCTAGCATATCCGAAATTGATCGGTCCTGGTTTAGGATAACATTTGTGAACCGTCAGATCCTTGCTCGGGTCATCCTCTCCACCTTCAAGGGCTTCCAGCATTGCAATCGGTCTTATCTGCAGCTGGTCAGCATGATTGCTCAGGCGAATACCAACAGCCTTCGGAACAACCAGCTTCTTCTGGTCAGCCTCAGAGCCGTGCACAATCACCTCTCCCCAGGGGATTACCAGGGACAATGTATCAACATCGGTATACACAAGTGGGATGGTAACAGAGAGCGTATCTGCACTTATTGACTCATCCACTACTCCATCTTCCTCTGTCTCCATTTCATAAGTTTCGATTCCGTACTCAAGGGTCATTTCTCCCTGAGTTCGGCCGAGATAGTCGGCATCAGGGATGCCCTGCTCTCCAAAATAAGCCACCGCTGGACCTATATCAATCTTCTCAGTTGCAACAGTTTCTAATGTCATCTCTAACAACTCCTTTCCATGATTCCGAAGTTAATTCTCACATGCATGAAGTGTGCATTTTCATCATCCGGATCGTGCAGCGGTCCTTCTGGGGCAGCCACTGCTAAATTATAGTTTACATAATCTATCATCTCCCCCTCTACAGCCTGATCATAACCTGTCATTCCAAGCTTAGTAAGATTATTTGTAGTTTCATATCTTGAAAAAGGTTTGTCATCAAAAAGGTATACGATTCTCTTTGCCACAGGGCCTAAAAGCTCAATATTTGCATGACCTTCCTGGTAATTATCAGCATAAAAATTGATAACCAGCGTGCCGTTATGGGCTTTTGTATCCTCATCTCTGGGGTTTGATAGTACGAATATGGTGAAACACGGATTATCCATGCCAGTGCGTTTACGTGGACCCTTAACAGCCTGGATCGGCGGATCAAGAAGATCTAAAATGGAGCCCTCTTCAGGCTCCTCAGGTGTTCCTTCGCCGCAGTCTGCTATGATGCGGCCCATTGCTGGGGATAATATTTTGTTTACATCCATATGATTATCAGTCCGCCTCTCTTTCCAGCTGACGCAGATACTCAACAGCTGCCTCCTGGTCAAGGTCAAGTTTTTCAACACTCATATATTCAGCAAAGTAGCGCTCTATTAGTGGTTCAAACTTATCAATAGCACCCTGGATTACCCAGTATCCGCCTGTTGTTTCTACCCATACACCATAAGACATTCCGACTGATAAGTATCCTCGGTAATCATCCCCTTCAATGTCCAACACAGGCTGCTCATTCTGACTGGCCACAGCCCTAAGGGTTGCCGGGTCGGTATCAGGAGGATAATATTGCATAGTTCCGAAATTACAACTAATGCTATTTCTAAGATTCCCTGTATGATCTTCAAAAGGCGCATGATTCCTTGCATAATTGACCATAGCACGAAGTATGAACTCAAAAGCTTCTTTGAGTGCCCTCTCTTCTCTTTCCACAAAAGCAGAAAGACTCTGGAAGGCCTCTTCAACACCCTGAAGTTCGGCATCTACTTCCATTTATCTTTTCTCCTTATTTTTTCTTAAGATCAGCCACATAAGCAACGCCTGTAAATTTACCCGGGAAGACTACCTTATATTCTTTGTCGTTTTCATCAATAGCAATGTCACCTGCTTTAATTTTTGAAAAGTCATTTTCAAATGAAATGTTTTCCTCACCAAAAATCAACTCATAATCACTTTCATAGTCTGTTTGTAATGCAGTTGCCCGCTCTCTTCCAGCTTTAGGCAGGATATTTGCATCTTCAATATCAGCGACCTTTTCATTACTGCCCGGGACCCAATTATTGTTTTCATCATAATGCCCTTCTACTTCTCTATTTACTGTAACGTCTTGAGAAACAGGGGTTTCAGGAGTCCGCATATCAGTACACCTTCTTTACATCGACGGTCTGGATGGTGTCGTCTTCTGCCATATTTTCGTAGTGTTTTATTGCATTATCGAGGTCTTCATAAGTCATAGACAGTGAACCCATAGATAGAGATTTTAATTTCTCGGGGTTAGCACGAACAATATTAAGACAGAGAGCGGCGGCTCCATAAACGTCTTCCCCTGCATCAGAGAGGAATTCCTCCAGCTCCTGATCGGTGAATACATCTTCGTCTTTGTCCCATATCAGCTTCCTCAATTTTGTAATATTATCCATGCCTATTCACCGTCCTCTGCAAGCTCTGAAAGTCTTACTTTTATTGCCTCCAACACAGTTTTACGGTTCTCATTCGCCTTTTCTTCCTCAAGCCACAGGTTTAAAAGCACAACACTTGAAGTATCGTTGATTATATCAGCTGCTTCTTTTACGTTTACCTTAAGGAGTGCTCCCTCTTTGTCAGAATGCCCAGAATCAGGCTTTGTCTTTTTCTGCTCTGTTTTTTGTTTTACAGGAGCTCTTTCCTCGAGAATCTCAACCCGGTTCTTTTCGGATTTCCTCTCTGCCCATTCGGGATCACACCAGAATTCCGAACCTGCAGGCCGGTCTTTTCCATCATAGCCCATGTTCCACAGAGCTCTTACCTTTACGGTTTTATGCATATCATCACCACCTTATAAGAAAAGGGCACCCCGGTTAAGAGTGCCCTCTCCCATATTGTATTTTAAGTCATAATTACTCAGCCAGCGCATCGAAGATGACGATCTTCTCGGGGTTGAATATTGCAGGCCAGCACTCGGTTTTCATATAGTGCCAGTACTTGAGCGGATCGAACTCTTCATAGATATCGGTGTATATACCGGGCTCAAAGTTGTTCTCAGCAACTGGACCCATGGAGATATTACCAATGTCGGTGTCGATATCCGCGCCGGTGGTAGCTTCCTGAAGCAGTGCTACAATACCTTCAGGAATGAGATAGTCTTTTGTAGTCGGTCTACCCTGGCTATCTTCTAACCGAACAAATTCATCATAGGTCTCTATAGCCGGGTATCCGTGCTCCTCAAGGTACTCGTTGAGAGCCTGGGGTGATACCCTGGAACCCTCTCCGATCTCATCTCGTGTGGTCTCTGCACCAGTCATTTCAAGCAGCTGCGCCCGACGCATAATACCAACGTCAGGCATCTCGTCGTTAATGTCATAGTATTCATCGCAGAGCTTGATATAATCAGATAGTGGAGTCAGATCACTGTTATCCCAAGTGGTATCCCACTTAAGTCCGAAACCACTATCAGTAGCCTCGAAATTGTTATCATTGGGCACACCTACATCAACTTCAAGCTCAGCATCGGAATCATCAATTTCAATCACTCCGTCAGCTAACACCTGCCAGCGGAGCCATTCCCTTCTGGCCTGGGCAGAGCGGACATTGCGCGCACTCTCATCCAGTATACGGCGCAGGTTCTGCTTGAGTTCAGAATCATTTCTGGGATTGAATATCTTATTAAGCATAGACTGGTTAACCTGAAATTTCTGACCAAAGGGCGCTACACTACCGGCGACCTTTTTGACAGCCGGCCCACCGACGATAGGTGCTTCACCGTCAGCACGGGAGATCATACGAGCTATGGCCACGGTATTATCGAAGATATGATACACCCAGTCGTAGTCATATACGTTGTTAGTCGGCAGGAACCGCCCACCGATCCAATTTGCGGGCTCGTCAATTTCTTCGATGAACCCGTAGTAATCTATTCCAAAAGCATCTTCTATCATTTCAATCAGCTTATTTTTATCCATTGTTCAGTCCTCCTTTCAAAAGGTCATTACTCAAACGCTATCATTGGAAGGTCGTCTTCGGCCTTATCGTAGAAATTCTTCAGCCTATCCTTATAGACTGCACCATGCAGAATACCGCCTACAAGCTGATCTTCATGGCTCAGGTCAATATGCTGCAAGCACACGAATACTCCCTTCTCTGTACCATCCTTCTTCACAACATATTCCACATCACCGTAATCCTCGGAACCTGTGTCTTCGTTCAAGGTTTCAACGGTGATTATGTTGTCGTCGTAATCTATCTCCGTGATGGTGAGGTCATTGTCGCCCCGGTCCTGTGATTCAAAGTCCTCATCCAGAATATCCAGTTCGTCACCCACCTGGAAATTCCAGAGGTCTTCTGTATTCTCAACCTCTATCTCATCTGTCCCGTGGGTAATGGTATCAACCTCGCCCCATGTTACAGGGCCGTAGTGTTCTTCTCCTTCTTCCTTACCCATAACAGTCCCGGGAGGCAGCTCATCACCGGCAACAAGGTCCTGAGCAATTACTCGGACGCCGTCTATATATCGGGCATGTTTTGATTTAAGGATCGCATCAAACCACACTTTTTCAGTCTCTCGTGGTGAAAGAGTCATGTCTTATTCCTCCTTTTCTTTAGACTTATAACCTAGATCTGCGGCCATGCTTTTTGACCGCTCCTTTTTGTCCTCATCAGTCAGGTCTCCACCACCTGGGTTGGTAGGTCCGGATGACTTATTCTTTTTGTTGTCATCTTCACTGCCACCACTGTCATCATCTTCTCCAAAGTGTAGAGGCATCTCTTCCTTCATGCCTTCTACTAGGGATTCGGCAGTAAGAAGATTATCATCATCATCTTTTTTGGGATTTCCGTCCTCGTCCACCAGTACTACATTGCCATTATCATCGAGACCCAGCTGGTCCTTAAGGCCCTTCTTCTCAGCCTGGAAGACGATATAGTCCTCATCCTTCGCACCGGCTTTAGCGGCAGCCAGGCGGAGCTCGTACTCCTTGACGGTCTCGTTCCTCTGTTTCTCAAGGCTTTCAATCTGACCTTCGAACTCTCCCTTCACTTCATCGATCTGGTCGGGGTCTACCAGGTCCTCCATCTTCCCCCGGAGGTCTTTGAGTTCAGATTCGTAAGTGCTTCTTTCTCTGGCAAGTCGTTTTTGCACTATGTCATTGACCTCTTCCTGAGAGAGCATACCCTCAGTGTCGCCTTTGGCTTCCTTTATTTCATCGTTCCAGACATTTGTAATCTTATCTTTGAGCTCGTCTGTAAGCTCAAGATCTTCAACGTTTTTGAGAATACCCAACAGTTTGTCCATATGTTATACACTCCTTATGTCCGTTTTTCGGCCGCGTCGGCCATGGTCCGTTTATCGCCCGTCGGCTAACCAATTATTACATCATCAATGTTAAAGCACTTTCCAAGCCACATCCTCCACACAGTATAATGTTTCCTCCCTGAATTGTCTGTGTATCTTGTACGGTAAGTAAGAGGGAATAACTGCCTTAAGTACCAGCATAACCTATTCAACATGTTTTTTATCTTTTTTCCCAAGAAGACTCCCACCTGAATCTTTGATTCAGTGGGAGATGAATTGGGTAGGTTTTAATTAACAAGCAAAACATAAACCTTTTCCATACTTCATCAGTTCTGTTTTTTTAACATTAGAATTAACCGTATCACCATCTACATTTTCCATTCTAACCCATTTCCCATAATTAAACATGCCTTTAACCTTAAAAGATCCACCTTTGTATTTAACTAAATCTCCTGGTGATAAAGGATATTTGTGCCTTCTAATACTTACTCCATATCGTTTTCTGTTAGTTTGAACAGATCTGTTATTTCTACGGTTAATAATGGTATTAATGGGTCTACACTTTTTTTGGTCTTTACCACCAGCTATTATAAAAGCATCATTGTAATGAGTTTTTTCTAAACTTTGTTCTATTCTATTCTTTTTAGTAATGTGTCCAAAAGTATATCCGCAATTTAACTCATTAACTAACTTCCATCTAACTATATTCATAAATGCTGTAGATTTTAACGGTTCTTTTGCTTGCTCTTGTATTTTAGGAAAACCAAATTCTTCAGCAGTTTGATTGTCTTTTCTTTGGTTACAATCTACGCAACTAATTGCTAGATTGCTAACTCGATTACTACCACCACGAGATTTTGGTACTATATGTTCTATTTCTAATGGGGTATCTTTTTTCCCACAATACACACATTGATAATCATATTTTTCAAGAAGATAATTTCTTATATTATATCCTTGAAGGGTTCCTTTTTGGTATTCCACTCCACTAATTTCTGGATTCTGTATTTTTTGTTGATCAAATTTAGCTACCTCGATTATTATTTTAGTAATCGGCAATATCTCTTTTAACTTATCAATTAATCTGATATGGCTATTCATCTTGTGCTTAATTGATGGTGCTAACCAACCTTTTTCTTTTTTACGATTATCAAATCTAGGCTGGCGGTATCTAGTATTTCTATGCCTTCTGTTTCTGCGGTAGCTAGCTCTTTGCTCTAACTTTTTAGATATGTCAGTCCTTAATTCTAATACACCATTAATTAATTCTTCATCTTCATTGACTGCCGAAAACCCTACTTTCTTATATCCTGCATCAATACCTAAAGTTACATCTCTGGTATAAGAATTTTCCTTTTTTCTATCTACAATTTTGATAGTGAAAGGCTCTCTTTGTACTACTTCAGCCCTATCCTTGTCTAATAATTTTCTGGCTCTAGCTTGATTGGTAGGATCTAATGGTTTGCCATTCTTGTCTTGAACATAAACTTTTTCCATGTTGTCACTCCCTAACTATATTTTACGACCTGTAAAGGTCATCTCTGCTATAAGCAGGTTGGTTCTCTTCGTCAATGTTGGGACAGGCACTGACTATGATGATGTTGCATACCATCAGGATAACGGTATGTTTCGTCCACCATAGTTTCCAGAGCCTAGAGCTAGAGAAGTACTCTAGGGTGTATATCAAACACTCAGTCCCGAACGTAGCTCATCTGCCTTCACCTTCGAGAAGACATCGCTTAGACTAATCTCCTACTCTACTACGAAGCTTTTTCAAGCTCCATCTGAATCTTTAGTTTGATTCAGGTGGAGTAGTTGACCCTGATCTCTTGCTTATGGTGTATAACCATTCCATCAGCCAAAGGCTCTTCATCGCTCACAATATCAACCATCTTAACCTTATATGGTATCCCGCCAATTTTTACTACATCGGGTATGTTCAATAGGTTAACCTCCTAGATTTCAGCAACTGTTAACAGCAGCAATCACGCCGCATACTTCCTCTCCAATGTGCTCAATAATTCATCTTCCTCCAGCAGTACGCTCGTTAAGTAGCATAAACCCTGAACATGATCCTCGACCGCCTCACCAGCAGGGAATACCCCGGGACCCAGCCCATGATGATCATCCTCAGCATAATACTGACACTCTTCATCATATCCTCGAAACGCGGCCGAAGGCGGCCAATCAAGCGGGTGGCTGGCACTCAGGTTTCTCTTTGTACCCTTAACAATGATTGACTCCTTATGCCCCAGCTGTTCGCCCTTCCAATAAGCCCGGTTGGTTTCTGTCCTGGCCAATCTCAGAGCATTGTATTTGACACTACCCTTGCCAGTTATAGAGGGTCTGATATTGGTAGTCCATGCTGTGCCCGGCTTTTCAAGGTACTCTTCTACCCCTTTGGCAAACTCGACAGCGCTCCTGCCTTCATTGATTGACTGCTCAACCATCCCCTGGAGGTTTTGTCTGAGCACCCGCTCCTGGGTCCAAATGCGATCTGATAAAGTATTGCCGTCAAACCAGCGCTCATTCCATACAGTATCTCTTACACTTTGAGGAAGGCCTTCTCCATATCGAGGTATCAGTAGAAACGGGGACTCTGGATCTTCTATGGCACGTGACAAAAGCTCCCTTGGCTTCCCTTCGTATTGATCAAGCATTCCCCGGATATGCTTTCTGGCCGCGAAATCTTCAGCCTGTATTGCCAGACGAGCACTTTCTTCAAGTCCTTCAGTCAACCATTCCTCCACTTCATTTTCATACCAACCTGTAAGGGCTCTTATCTCCTGTTCAATTCTGTCCTGGTATCGCTCATCAAAAGTGCCGTCGGTCTTGGAATAATTCAGTACGATATGTTCAATGCGCCCCTTCACTCTCTCTAAGATTTGCCCGTGCTCTCTTTCCATCTGCTGTTCATTTTCAAGGTATTTTTTCCGGAAAAGCTTTTCGATGGTGTTGAATTCATTTTGGGAGGGCATCAGATTTCAACCTCCTCCCCAGCTTCGAGAACATCTTCTAGTTCTTCCTCCAACTCCTGGGCTACCCGTTCACCGTACACGTCCATTTCGGCCATTTCCCGCCGTATAAGCTCCTTCTCGTGTTTCGTGTCCTCAATGCCGATCTCCTGCATGGCCGTTTCCCTGGACTTCCAGTGGTTTCTGGTCTGTGTTTCAAGTATTTCGGTCTGCTCTTTTTCATCTTCAGGAAGACCTCCAGCAATTCGCACCTCAGCATTATAGTCGTAATATTCAAAATCAGTGCTGTAACCGTCCACCTCGGCCATTCGGAATATTTTTCTTATAAGGCTCTCCATGCCGCTTGCGAATAGAGCTGCCTTCTCGTTCGTCTTTCCGATGAATGGCTGGTATATGGTTCGGAGTGCAACTCCTGTTGGAGTGCCACCACCTGCCGTGCGTGAAAGCTCATTTTTCGGCGTGTTGGTGACGGTCGAGACTAGCTCCAGGTACTTGTCAACTGCATTCAAAAGCCCCTCAAAATTGGAGGGGGAGAATTCTCCAAGACTAGGAACCTGTCCATCTCTCCTGCCGGGAATGAAGTGTGTCTTCCCTGGTCCGCTTTCAAGCGGCTTCGGGTCACCATCTTTATCTGTTGGCGGTCCAGTTCCTAAAATAAATGCTGTCCTAAATGCCTCAGTATCTATTGCGTAACTCAAGTCCGTAATTGCTTTATTAAACGCATCTTGAATATCCTTAAGGTCGATAGTTATATCAGCTTCAGACCACGGTCCATCATCAGCTTTATTCTGTATCCACTCTATAGGAATAACACCGTAATTAGTCTCCCACCTGTCAATCTCTGTCCACTGATCTACATCAGAAGCCCCGATCGGTTTAGTATACTCCCTGATCTCGTTTGGCCAGAGTACCTGGGCAAAAACCTCTTTTTCACCTGTCTCTGGGTTAGAACGTATATATTTAATTGCAAAATACTCCATCTCTTCATGCTCTTCATTAGCCCATTTCGGATAACATATGTCAGGCCGGAGCACAGAAATCTTATATCCTGCTATTTGCTCATTATCATCGAGCACTGGGTAGGCTTTGAGTGCGAACTCTCCTTTTTTGCCCTGAATGCGGAGTGCTTTGAGGAAATTCTTACGTAATAGCTTGGATTCACGAAGAATATCATAAATAAAAGCCTCAGCTGCTTTCTTGTCGTCTTCCCCCTCTTCTTCATCCACATCACCTGGGAGGTCAACCTCTACAGCAAGCGGTTCTTTCGAAAGAAAGCGGACTGATGCATCTACCACCGGCCGGCAAAGATTACCTGTGAAAGCGAATTCTTTTTCGATAACTGCCTTGACATTGGTCGGAATCTTAACGTCCAGATCTCCTTCGTAATATTTCTCGTTTTCTTTGTAGCCCTCTATCCGCTCGTGATGGTCCTGGCTGTGCAGCCACTCCAGGAGTGATTTTTTTACCGCGTCAGCTGCTTCATTTCTTACTATTACCATTATCACTCACCTCCCCGGCTTAATCAGACATAATCTTGAGTATGAATCTCTTCTTCTTCGAACCGCATGTCATCCTCATGGGCATATCTAGCAACGTCGATACAATTATGAACAATAAGACCACCATTTACACTAAAATTATGGTGGTCTTCAACTTCCATATTATAAACATTTTGCTGGCCTATCTTCTTAATAGACTTAATCTTTGCGTAGTTGAGGCAGTCTTGGTTTGAGTCGATTGGAACAGGATTTCGAGCAACACTCTTGTTTAGAATACTTATTAACGGTGAATTCTTTTTCACAATAAGCACACTTCCTCACCTCATCATCGACGCCGCTATCTCTTCTCCATTTAGCTTTACAAGCATTTGAGCAAAAACGCTCATTACCGCTTAACGATTTGGTTTTATATTTATCCCCACATACTTCACAAGTTTTTGTTTTTGGTTTTCTGTTTTTCCATAATCTTTTGGCATGTTTACTATGCCACTTTCTTCCTTCCTCTGAGGCATGCCACTTTTTAGCATTTTCTATTCCTCTTTTATTAAACTTTTCTAGCCATTCGGTATCCTTGAAAGCCCTTTCTTTTCCATGCTTCCTGGAATGGGAACCATAAGAAATTAACTCTAGGTTGTCTAAGATATTATTGTCTTTATCGCCATCTTTATGATGTATATGATAACCTTCTGGTATTTCA